GAAGGCCATCAAGTCACTGACAGCGGCTGAGTATGCGGCAACCACACGGGCAAAGCGTGAGGCGACCAAGGCAGGCAAGCAGTTTGCCAAGCAGCCTAAAAAGATTGTCGAAAAGATTAAGGGGTTCAGATGAAAACGCCAGCTTACGCACGCAAGGAAGGCCAGAACCCTAAAGGCGGCTTGAACGCCAAGGGCAGGGCTGCGGCAAAGGCTGAAGGCATGAACCTCAAGCCACCAGTCAAGTCAGGCGACAACCCCCGCAGAGCATCGTTCTTGGCTCGCATGGGTGGCAATGCTGGCCCTGAATACAAAGACGGTGAGCCTACCCGATTGCTGTTGAGTTTGAGGGCTTGGGGCGCATCATCAAAGGCAGATGCCAAAGCTAAAGCGAAGCGCATCTCTGAACGCAACAAGGCTAAGTGATGCAAATACCTATTCTTAACGGCATCTACACAGATAGCACCCCTGAACTGCGTACCAGTTACCCAGTCAATCTTGTGCCTGTGCCAAAGCAATCAGGCATCAGCAATGGGTTTTTGAGACCAGGCGATGGGATTGTCTCCAACGCCACAGGGCCAGGCATTGACCGTGGCGGCATCAACTGGCGGGGTGAACTGTATCGGGTAATGGGTACAAAGCTGGTGGAAATCAACAGCGCAGGCACAGTGACCGTGCTTGGCGATGTGGGTGGCCCAACCAATCAACTGGTAACGTTTGATTACAGCTTTGACGAGTTGGCGATTGCATCAGGTGGTCGGTTGTATTACTGGGATGGCTCGACCCTAACCCAAGTGACCGACCCTGACTTGGGCGTAGTGCTGGATGTGGTGTGGGTGGATGGGTACTTCATGACTACGGATGGCGAGTTCTTAGTGGTCACTGAATTGTCAGACCCAACCCAAGTTAACCCTCTCAAATACGGCAGTTCAGAGGTTGATCCTGACCCAGTGGTGGCTTTACTCAAGCTACGGAATGAAATCTATGCTTTGAACCGCAACACGATTGAGGTATTCGACAACGTGGGTGGGGATTTGTTTCCATTTGCACGAATTGATGGCGCACAGATACAAAAGGGCGTGATTGGCACTCAAGGGTGCTGTGTGTTTATTGACCGCATTGCTTTTTTGGGCAGTGCAAGGAATGAAGCACCAGGCATTTATGTAGGCGCAGCCGCCGTAACTGAGAAAATTAGCACACAGGAAATTGACAATCTCCTGTTGGAGTACACAGAGGCGCAATTGGCTTTAGTTAAGCTGGAGGCGAGGAACGACAAGAACCATGAGCATTTGTATGTTCACCTGCCTGACCGCACAATAGTCTTTGATGCCTCTGCATCCAAAGCCTTAGAAACGGCTGTTTGGTTTACCCTGACAACGACTTTAAACGGCTTTGCACAATACCGAGCCAGAAACATGGTTTGGGTTTACGACAAGTGGATGGTGGGTGATCCGCAAAGCGCCAGCATCGGTTACTTGGTGCAGGACACAGGCCATCACTGGGGGCAACAAGTGCGATGGGAGTTTGGCACGTTGATTGTTTACAACGAAAGCAACGGGGCAATCTTTAACGAGATGGAGTTGGTCAGCTTGACTGGAAGCATTGCACTAGGCGAAAACCCACAAATTAGCACCAGTTACTCGCTGGATGGACAAACCTATTCACAAGAAAAGTTTATCTATGTCGGCACGATTGGCAATCGAAAAAGACGTTTGGCTTGGTTTCAGCAGGGCAGTATGAGGAACTGGCGCATCCAGCGTTTCCGTGGAGACAGTGATGCTCATGTGTCTTATGTTCGCTTAGAAGCACAGATTGAGGCATTGGCATACTGATGGCAACCGCACCAATCTCTCGCAGACTCAACTTGACCCGTGACCAACTCGCGCAGTTCCTGACCGATCAGCAACAGATTAGGCAGTTTGAGTTGCTTTTTTCCACGGTTGACCAGTTACAAGTCATAACAGGGACAGACTTTGAGTTTCAAGCAGATAACGCTGCGGCTGGCGCAAATTCAGCATTAGCGCAGATCATTGCTCTAGCGCAAGAGACAGGGGTCAATGATGCCGCATTGGGCGCAAAGGCACAGAACGCATTGGACAGGATTGCACTCTTAGCGCAAGAAACTGCGGTGACTGTGGCATTGGCTGAAAATAAAGCAAATCAGGCTTTGGCACTGGTGGACAAGCTGAATAAAGCGGTTGAGGGTTTGCAGATGACCCCACCACCAAGGGAATTCAAACGGGCAAGATATGGGTCGTTTTACGACACCACCACCCAGACAGCGACAGTTATCAACACAGCCAAAGCCATCACGTTTAACAGCACTGACTTGAGCAATGGGGTATTTATTGGCAGTCCAACATCAAGAATCATTGTGGACAGCGAGGGCATTTACAACTTTGACACATCGTTTCAGCTTGATAAAACTAGTGGCGGTGTAGCAGAGTTTTATTTTTGGTTTAGGCTCAATGGTACAGACGTGCCAGATAGCGCCAGCCAAATCAGGATTCAGGGTAATAACGGTGAAATTTTTTCATCGCTAAATTACTTTTTCGATCTAAAAGCCAATGATTATGTCGAACTGATGTTTTCGGTGAGCGACCTAAGTGTTGAATTACTTTCTGTTGTAGCAACGCCACCAGTTCCAGCTATTCCGTCCATAATCCTGACAGTTTCAAACAATATCGGAGGTGTCCAATGACAGTTACAGTAAAAGTGCTTATCCCTGCAAAACAAGCAGAAAACGCACAAACCACCCAATACACCGCAACAAATGTCAAGGCAATTATTGACAAGTTCACGGTGACCAATACCAGCGCCAACAATGTGACTTTCAGTTGCAACTTGGTCACTGTCTCTGGTTCCGCGGGTGCATCGAACTTGATTATCGACACACGAACCATCGTGCCAGATGAAACTTACACCTGCCCCGAGCTGGTGGGCCAAGCATTAGACGTTGGTGGTTTTATTTCCACAATCGCAGGGGCTGGAACATCCCTGACCATCCGAGCATCAGGCCGAGAAATTAGTTAAGGAGAATAGCATGAAAGAATTTATGGTTATTCCGCGGGGCTTTAATGGCCTGCCGATGGAAGATGAGTTTTTAACCAATGCCCAAAACAAAAAGAACTATGCGGTTGCAGTAGCTGACTGGAACTATGGTCCTGAAATGCCCACCAATGAAGCTGGCGCAAACAAAGAGTTTTACGCAGGACTGGCAGAGGCTATGCAATGCGATGAAAAAGACGCACGGCGTAAGCATTGCTCGAACTGCGAGTATTACGACAACAGCTTTATGACCCAAGTTCGGATTGATCGCATCCCGATGGCGGCTTATGACAAAGGCGCAGGCTTCAGGGGTCACTGCGAAAAGCTGGACTTTATCTGCAACGATATGCGGGTTTGTCAGGCTTGGGAAGATCAAGAAGATGAGGATTGACCTTTTGTCAAATTGTGCGAAAATTCAGTCGCTGAGTTCTGGCATCCAGCGGCCTGCCCTGTATAGGAGTTGTGCATGACCGATGGACTGCGAGAGAACCTGACCAAGGTTTTTATGCTTCCCCAACCAGCCGTTGATTGGTTGGTAATGGTCTATGACGCAATCCAAGTCTTTGATGACGTAGCAGATGGCGACCCAGTAGCACGAGAAGACCTGAATGCGACCATTTGGAACACGCTGGTGGGCATGCATCAGAACGCATTTTTTATCGGCAACAGCAACCATTTAACGCCCTTGCTGGCGACAATGATTCTCAAGTGGCAAGCCTCAGATACAACAGAGCGCAATAAACAAGCAGATGCTAAGTCGTTTATGTGGCGGGCTGGGTATTACGATTTGATTTTGATGGCGGTCTCGCTGGTGCATGGGGCTGGTTTTGCTACTAAGCACGGTCATCATGTGATGGCTTTATATGGCGAAACCCTAGAAGATTATCTAAAGGAGTTTGGTGATGCCTGATCTTATGATGGGTCTACAAGTTGGCGCATCCCTGCTTGGTAGTTCAATGCAAGCAGATGCCGCAAGTGAAGCGTCAGCCGCACAGGTCGCATCTGCTGAAGCTGGTATTGCAGAACAGCGCAGGCAATTTGATGCAATGCGTGAATTGCTCAAGCCTTATGTTTCGGTTGGGACAACTGCTATCGAAGGGCTTGCGCCATTTCAGGTTGCAGGCGTTGGTGCGGTTCCGATTTTGCAACAGTATGCACAAGCAGGCCCAAAAGCATTTGAGCAACAGCAAGCATTGGCTGGTGTACTTGGCCCTGAAAGACAAAGAGAAGCGATTGCCCAAATTGAAAGCGGTGGTGGTTTTCAAGCCTCTGTGCAAGCTGGTGAGGAGGCTTTACTACAACGTGCATCAGCTACTGGTGGGTTGCGTGGTGGCAATATTCAAGCCGCACTTGGTCAATTCAGGCCACAAATGTTGCAACAAGAAATTGAAAACCAATATCAACGGCTTGGTGGTCTTGCTGGCGTTGGCGGTACTGTTGCACAGCAACTTGCTAGCGGTGGAATGGGGGTAGGAGAACGCCTTGCAGCCCTTGGGCAGGCATCTGCCGCAGGAACAGGAGCGGCTGCTCAAACCAGTGGGACAAATATTGCCAACTTGCTTGGGCAACAGGGTGCGGCACGAGCTGGCGGTATTACTGGTGAAGCCACTGCTTATGGAAAATTATTGAATGCACCTTTTCAATTTGCAGGATTTCAGTCTGGCGGCGGTTTAAGTGGTCCAATGAATTTTGATCCGTTCAATCAAATTGGCGGGGGGATGTTTTTCTAATGGCAACAATTAGCGCAAACCTACCACAACCGATAGATTATTCTATTGACGTAAAAATGCCGTTTGAAGCCTCTTTAGAGGGCTTTAAATTAGGTTCAGATGTAGCAACAATTCAAGCTGCACAACAGAAGCGTTTGCTTGACCAGCAAGCAGCGCAACAAGCACAGGCACGGCAAACTGAACTTGGTACAAGACTCAAAAGTTTTTATAACAAAAAACCAGAGGAAAGAAACTTTGAGGAAATTGAGCAGTTGTTTGCATTTGCAGGAAACAAAGACCAGCTAGATGCCTTGAAATTAATGGCTGAAGGTACGGATAAAAGACGACTTGATACTGACAAGCGGTTTTATGCTCAAGTCATGCTTGGGTTGGAATCAGAGCCAACTGTTGCATTCAAGTTGTTAGATGATCGTATTTTGGCAGAAAAAGACCCAGGCCAAAAAGCGGCATTGGAAACAATTAAAAGAACTGCTGAAACTGTCAACCCAGCCGCCGCAGTGAATTTGATTGAACCATATACGGCAACAATATTCGGAAAAGATTGGTATGCAGGTCTGAAAGATGCGCGTGTTGAAAGACGAGCGCAAGACATTGCACCATCTGCACTACAAAAATCAATTGCTGATGCTGATGCAGCCGTTGCGGCGGCTACAACTGCACAAGCCACAGCCAAAAACGCAGATGAAAGAGCCGCCGCTGATGCGGCAAAAGCTACTGCTGATGCACAACAAGCGGCAGTTAAAGCTAAATATGCGGAGCGTGAAGCAGTTGATGCCATTGTTAAACGCGCCACAGAGTTAGGTTTGACAAAAGCACAGACAAATGAAGTGCTAGCAAGGACAAACAAACTTGGAGTAGAAACCAAAAAAGCAGTTTTAGAGTTGGAAAACTTTAAGAAAACTGGTGGTGCTGACCCTGCAAAAATCTTTGAACAAGAAGAAAAGTTACGCAAAGAATATCAGACTCGCACAAAAGTTTATGGTGAACTTGGCACAACTTTCTCCAACATCAATGCATCGGCAAAAGCTAAAACTGGGCCAGGCGATATTGCATTGATTACTGGGTTTATGAAGATGCTTGACCCTGGCTCTGTGGTGCGTGAAACAGAATTTGCGACAGCAAGAGATACTGCTGGTCTTTATGAAAGACTTCTTAACACATCGCAGAAATTACAAAGTGGTCAATTATTTACTTTAGATTCTAAACAGCGTCAAGAGTATGTGGATTTAGCACAGCAATACCTTAAGGCTGCACAGAAAAAAGCCGCTCAAGATAGAAGGGATTTGGATGCTGTTGTCACAAATTACAAACTCAACCCTGACAACGTGTTTGGCCCAGAACCTGTTGGCGGTGGCAGAGGTGCAGTAAACCCGCCATCAGCAAACCCACCAGCGGCTGGTCAGCCTAATGTAACTGTGGATTATTGATATGCCATATTCAATAACGACAAAAGACGGCATCACGATCAACAACATCCCTGATGGTGTACCTGCTGATTCGCCTGAACTGAAAGCAAGAGTGGCGGCAATTCGTGCTGGACAGCAACCAGCACAAACCGAAAGTGTATTAGAGGCAGGTGGCGCACCAACACCAGAAGAACCGCCAAAGATGGGCTTTTTTGAGGGTATTGCTGAATCAGTAACTGGTCGTGCTCGTACTACACCAGAGACGCAAGCATTGCCTGAATGGACTGGAATGCCTGAACTCAATCAAATGAGTGTGGCAAGTTTCAAGTCTGCGCTTGGTAGTTTGCTGTCCAACCCAAAAGAGACTGTGCAGATTCTGCAATCTAACTTCCCACAACTTGGTGTGAGGCAGGATGCAAAAGGAAATTACATCTTGAAGTCATCGGTTGACCAAAAAGAATATGCAATCCCGCCTGGCTTTTCTATGGGCGATATTCCCCGTGCTGTTGGCGGTTTGCTGGCTTTTACTCCAGCAGGCAGAGCAACCACTCTTGCTGGTGCGGCTGGCACGGCAGGATTAACCCAAGCGGCAATCGAGGCCACACAAGCCGCAACTGGCGGAGAGATAAGTCCGACAGAAATAGCCGTAGCAACCGCCACAGGCCCAGCAGGGCAGATCATTCAGCGCGTCGCACCTCCGGTCGTCCAAGCGGTCAAGAAGGGCGTGCAGCGCGTCACTGGACGCGCACCAGCACCTGCGCCAGCAGCAGGCGCACCAGGCGCTCCAATGGGCACAGCAATGGCTCCAGAAGCGCCTCCAGCAGCACCAGTGGCCGCAACAATGCCAGAGGCAGCACCAACCGTCCCAGAGGCTCCAGCAGGCCCAAGCAAAACAGCCAGCCTGTTCGATGACTGGGTGCAAAAGAGCCGCGCTCAAGCGCCTGAGACAAAAGATGTGTTTAGCGCCATCAGTCGACGAGCGCAAGCAGCTCCTGACGTTGACTTTGAGCTGAGAATGGTGAAAACATCTGACGCAGTCCCAACTCAAGTCGGTGAGGACTATCTCAATGCATCATCGATGGGAACAGCAGAAAAGATTGCAAAATCAAAGTCCATTCAGGACATTGATCGCGTTGAGGACGTGCTTCCAATTCGACTGGATGAGAACATGCGAATCATTGATGGCAATCACCGTCATGCCGCAGCCGTTCTCAACAAAGATGAATACATCCAGGCGCTCGTTCCAGTTGGCAAAGGCACTGGAAAAGTCGTTAACTTGGAATCTATCAAGCAGGGCGCTTCAGTTGGTGCACCAAAAGCACCAGCAGCACCAGTGACAGCCGCAGCACCAGCAGTGGCTCCAGTCGTGGCAGAGATCACCGAGGAAGAAGTCGGCAATCTGGTCAAGAAGGCATCCGGCACAGGCTTCGGCTCGGCTGGCGCGCGCGACAGGCTGGCCGATCTTGCCCAAGTCAATGTAGCGGCAAAAGAAGCCGCAGACCGCCTTGGCATTCAATTGCCTGCTGATGTATTCAGCGATAACCCACAAGTAAGGGCGGCGGCTGGATTGACCCGTTCTGTTGCTGGCG